AGGGATCGTAAAAATATGTCAAAAACCTCTTGCAAGTTTGTAACTTGACATATATTGACGGTTATGTGTGTTTGAATGTCTCAGACACGGGACAAAGGAAAGAAATGGGGAACACAATATGAGCGAGCGACTAATAAATGCAGTTGGGTTGTCTATCCTACACACCAACAGCGACATGCCCCCGACCGTCAAAATGCACGTGACGACTGTTAATAACGGTCGTAAGGCGGACTGGATTCCGGTACCCGGTATGTGCACCTTCTTGTTTGTTGGCCTACCGCATCGCATGACCAAGCCACAGGCTATTGAGTATCTCACGTCCAATGAGAACGTGAAGCATATCTTAAAGAAAGCCGGTGCTCTTGATATGTCCTACATCGAGGATGGTCCTGCCCTCCTGGAAGGTCGAAATAACTTGGTGATTGAACACGACGAAGAAGAGGACGAAGAAGAAGCCGCCAGGAAGCCAAGAAAGCAAAAAGTCCGTAAAGCGGCTGCATTAACAGAAATAAAGGCGTCCAAAGCGGTACACTCTGGGCTAAAAACACCTAAAAGACCCTAATCTATATCAAAAGATGTAGAGACAAGTGGTCTAAAGGGCGATAAAAAATAACCCGGAAAGGGACACCGGGTTATTTTTACATGGGGGATGAACCATGTTGCTATATCACGGAACAACCGCGTCTCGTTTGGAACAAATCCTTGAGAGTGGGATTACCCCGCGTGGTCGCAGAAAAGGCAACTGGCAGCATACAGTCAACAGCCATCCAAAGGTGGTATATCTAACAAACGCCTATGCCTTACATTACGGGAAATGTTCTATCAAAAAAAATAACGAACGTGTCCTGATCCTGGAAATAGATGGCGACGCTCTTGATCCCAATTTATTCGGACCAGACGAAGATTTCCTTGAGCAAGCCACCCGCAAAAGCCCAGCATTTCCTGAAATTCATGGATTGGATATGGTGCACCGAACCAAATGGTTCAGGGAACGACTCATTCGTGAATTTCAGCACACATGGGAAACGAGCCTCGAATGCCTCGGAAATATCACTTATCATGATATAATTCCCCGAACAGCAATCCTGCGACATGCCGTGATTCCCGTGGAGGACCCCCTGGTTATGTGGGCATGTGATCCCACTATCACGGTTTTGAATTATTCCATCATGGGTGAATACTACCGACAACTGACCCGATACATATTCGAGGGAAACATCGAAAAAAAAGATGCATTTAATGTAGAAAACATATTGAAGTTCCCTCGAAATAATGTAAATGTAACGGTGCACTACGAAGAATAAACCAATGATGAGGTGAACCGCGAGTAAAAAGAGTAACGTGTTAACGAGGTAAGTTATGTGCGTCGATACAAACGATGCCCCACGGGGCAAAGGACGTGACTTAACTAAGTGGGCCAAGGATTCACTCATTCGGTGCATCGAAATTCATATCGATAATATGTCTGAAGGTGAACCGGATGATATGGATCAACGCAATGCGATTTCTTCGCAACTAAAAAGACTTAGAAAGTTCCTTGGCGGAAAATGATGACTTGGGGAGGACCGAGTAAACTTCTCATGAACAGACAAAAGGATCTCTAAAAGTGAAGACCATTAACTGTGGACCCTTTGAGATTGTCAAACGACAATCAAAATGGTTTGTGAAACTTTATGGAAATTTTCACATTAAACCATTTCGAAGCCTGGATGATGCCTACTACTGGGCACGCCATGAACGTGACAAGCTCACACGTCGAACATCTCAGGTACTACCTCCGCTGTCCAACGAAGAAGTAGACGCCTGGACGCGTCACTTCGCAACATCACATTCTCTTTCCGCTGCGGGCTAAGTCGCCATACGAGGAAGGTGGAAATTCTTCGTGTCGGACGCAAACGTAGTGGAAAGACGGTGGGAACATTCGGGTAAGGTTCTTTCCTAAGTTAGAACCACTTCCCACCGTTCTTTAAAAAAGATTAACCCCGGCACAAACCGGGGTTTTTCTTTATCTTGATTTTTGATTGATTATACAGCGACGTAGCTATACTTGCGAACGCCGGTACGGGTTTCCACCAGATCAATACGGTTCGGGGAGACCTCTACACGAAGCTTCGCAATAGTCGAAGTCGGGTTGGCCAATCCGAAACGGGCACGAATCTGGGCAACAGACAGTTCCTCGCCTTGACCCAGTGCGCTCGCCAAACGATCAATCTTACTTGTCTTACTAGTATTCTTCACTTCACATTCTCCATTTTGGTTGAAATAAGGATCAATTGATCCAATAAACTACATACTAAGGATTCAGGAGTTTATGTCAACCCCTCAATATGTTTTATAGTTAGATCAAATGCATCATTTATATGTTTGAGTGTATCTTTTAATTCACTACTAAGTTTTTCATTCATACAATTTTTGCGAACATCCCAAGCTTCATCCAAGAATCTTATGAAATGTTTGCAGGTTAGCTCACGATAAGCTTTATTCAAAGTTTCCATTAAAATAGATTGTTTTTCTGAGTACATCATCTTACAGGACCGGTAAAAACGTCAATTACCTGCCCATTGAACCCAATAGCGCGTACCCTGGATGAAGGGTACGACGATTGAGTACTTTTCATCGCCTGGAACACGTATTGAGGATCGTTGCGTGTAATATATCTATCACGCCACACACCAGTTTGATCTTGGATTTGAACTTTGGCGTAGTAACCGTGATTCATACCAAAAAATTACTTCTTTCCGAAGACTTCCTTGGCCTTTTCTTCAAGATTTTCGGCAACGTCAACAACAACGTCACCTGCCTTCTTGAATGTGCCGACGCCAAAATTGACACCTTCTTCGACCTTAGCTACTGCCGCGTCGCGAAGTTTCTTAAGTTCTTCCTTACGTTTTGCTATCTCTGCTCTATTAATGATTGCCATAGTTAGTCTCCTTCTTTTTACCTACTTTATATTTTTCCAAAAGTTTCCAATCCTTCTTTTCACTAAATTGAAGGATTTTCGTATGTTTTAAGGACGTTTGTAACGCCATCATTTTTTCACGTTCAACAACCTTAATCAGTCCCCATTCTTCCAACAACTTAGTAATCGCATTGCGACGTTTGATGTCTTCTTCATTGAGATCAGATTTCTTGCCGTCCAATTCAAACAATTCCTTAAAATGTACTATAGCATATTTACCTCGTTTATGGAGAATATGGGCTGATTGGTATAAAGCTTTTTCTCTTTTTGATGCAATTCCGATACGAGTCAAAGTTTCTTTAACCTTGAGAAAATCTTCCTTTGACGGTAATTCCACCTCGATTCCGAAATCATTAAATGTTTCACTCATTTTCTTATTTTTAACCAGTTCCCCCGGTTTTCATCCTCTCTTTTATTTCATCTATTTGCTTATTATTTAGAATTTTCGCGTATTCGCGGGCCTTGACCAGCGAACAATTGAAATATCGAGCGATAATCGGGCTATCAAAATCATTTTCAGGTGTTTTTTTGACCCATTTACCATAGCGTGACAACTTACGCACCGTGTGAAACAAATAGTCGAATTGTAATTTGTTATCTAAATATGGACGAATATTCATCTCGTTAGCAGGAAAAATCGTATCCATGAATTGAGACAGTCCCCGATTGACGAAAATGGCTGAATATTCTTCTTCCAATTCCGGGTTCAATTCGAGGACGTTTTCTTTCTTTTTGGAAATGTCTTCCAGGAAAAGGAAACCGTCAACGGTCATTGATTATATGTTCCTCTACCCAATACCAATATGGTGGATTTGATCCCTGGACTTGACGTAGTTCCAAAGCTTGTTTTGCGGCAGCGCGTGAGCGATAAACACCGTGAACAAATTGATTTGCACCATGTTTCATCATCACAATGTAAATCTTTTCTTCCGGCACCCACATTATATCCACTCTGCTCTTAACATAACTTCCACGAAAAATGCCGTCATATTGATTTCCTGATCCAGACACATAACCGCCTTGTGGCTATATTCCGCGATGATCAAAACCAATTCCGGTAAGAATTTCGGTGTGAAATAATACGACGCACCGTCATAAAACTGACGAAACATGTGTGCCGGTTCGGAATCGATGTGATCCGCGACCCATTTACGCACTGATGTAAAATTCTTTTCTTTCATGAAACCGCAAAGTTCCTTGAAGGAAGCCGTAAAATCCGACAAAATACCAACATCAATCTTTCCCCTGGATGCGTATTTTTGAAGCTCGTTGATGACCCGGCGAAAATCCGGGAAATACTTGGAAATCAATGCAGCCAAGACTTTGCTGTCATATTCGACACCTTCAGTCTGCAACATCTTTTCAACTGACTTATAGAATTGCATGGCCATTTTCACCTTGTCTTCTTTCTTAAAGACAAAATGAATCGGTGGGCAACGCGACTGCAACGGTTCGATGATTTTCGAGACATAGTTACAGGTCAGGATGAAACCACAATTGCTCGCAAATTCTTCCATGAGGTTACGCAGGGCTGGCTGCGTCTTATGAGTCAGATAGTCTGCCTCATCAAAAATAACGTACTTGCGACCTTCCTTCCATGAAATAGAAGATGCATACGGCTCAACTTTGGTGCGGATGGTGGCGATATCACCGTCCCGCGTCCCGTCAATGACCATATAGCTGCAATCCAATTCCTCGCACATAGCCTTGGCCACGGTTGTTTTACCGGTTCCTGGGCCGCCTGAAAGGATTAGATTGGGGATATTCTTCTGATCAACGTAGCCCTGAAAAATGGATTTCAGGGAAGGAGGAAGGATGCAGTCGGAAACGCAATGGGGACGATATTTTTCGGCCCATACAAAGTGGTCAATCATTCACAACTCCATAATAATTGATCGCGGCAGTGGGGCGACCAGTCCCACACTTATGTGTTTAGGTCCTACGCCGCGAATTATTTCAAATAGTTGAGTTTTGTTCGTATTTTACGAAATACTCAACCGGTCCTTTGAACCGAGCCACCCGAAACTTTTTAATGATGCCAACTTCGTAATCACCCGGCATCAAGTTGATATTTTCTTCCTTGAAGATCAAGTTGAAAAATTCAGTGGTATTACCAACTTCAACTGTTTGAATGTTGGTATCCTTGTTCTTAGAATCCAAGGCATTCAACGTCAAGAGTCTTCCATCACCGGAAATCGAACGTTCCGGTAGTTTCAGGACATTTCCCATCTTTTCCAAGAAAGATATTTCCTGGGCCGATACCGTGAATGATACATCGGCAACCAGATCAGGAACAAGGTTTTCAGGGGGAGCAATAAGAACGGTTTCACTGGCGAAATGATATTTCAGATGCTTGTTACCTTCACGAATTACCAACGAATTGGTGTCTACTTCCAATTCTGGATCATCGAAGAGACGCAAAGCACCCAGCAAATTGCTGATATCATAAATGCCGATCTTACTTTCAAAAACTTCCGGAATGTCAACGCGAGCATACACCGCTTCTGTGGTCGGTTTAATTGTGCTGAGAGTTGATCCAGGACGAATCAGGAGATTCTTATTGATGCTGGAAAAATTCTCCAGAATCTTAATCGTCTCCTTACTTAATTTCATAGTATACATAACAAAATCTCTCCTTCATACAGACTTAAATATATGAAGGAGAGTAGTTTAGGTCAAGTAAAATCAGGATAAGGGATTACTTCTTTCCTTTATCTCTTGCCTCTTGCGCCTGTCGATGTTTATGTAATTCATCGGCAGCGGCAGTAGCCGGTGCACCAATTCGAGCAAGATCCGCCAATGAGCCGCCGAAAATCATGCTACCCATGTGGCTCAACTGCATCCACGGACACAACCAAGCGCGCAATCCGAGTTCCTGAATTTTTTGCGAGAACCAATAATCTTCGGACAAGTATCGCAGTGACTTCTGCTCAATTAATTTGTTGATTTCAACATCTACTTCTCGAATACGCTTCTTAACATTATCGAGATCACCATCTTGCAGAATTTCCGTAATCAGGTCCTTATACTTCACAGTTGGATCGTACCGATCAATTTCCGCCTGGAAGAATTGCGTGATTTTACGTGAGCCATCAAAATGAGCAGTACGTACATGATCCGGACGATAAAGATAATCCGGAAACGCGTCGGCAAATTTCTGGAACGTTGCCTTCGGCACCATCATGAACCCAGTACCTAGTTCCAACACTTCTGCCGGTGCACCAATCGGAATTTCCGTCTGTCCACCCTTGGGATTGAAAACATAATCACCCACAAACTTTTCCAGTTCGTTGGGGTTTACATCAGCAAATCCCTTATCAACCGCAAGCTTAATCTTTTCCCATGAAATACATTTCTTGGGATATGGCCCGCCCATCAGATGATAAACATCAGGACGCTGGATCGTCAGACCCAGCAATGCCAGCACATCATTAGGATTGAAACCAATGTCAGCATCGATGAACATCAGATGCGTTGCATCTGAACGCATGAATTCATCAACGCAATAATTTCTTGCTCGTGTAATCAATGATTCGTTGAACAAGAAGTAAGCCTGACATGGTAGACCGTAGTGCATACACATAGCTCCCAAGTCCATTATAGACTTGGTGAACACACCCGCACACATACCACCGTACATAGGAACCGCAAGGAATATCTTGTATTTCTTTAGCTCAGAAGCCGAAATTTCGATATTAACGCCGTTGGGATTTGGATTTTTAGTAACTTCTGAACTCATATTTCTCCTTATTCAATTGTTTAAACATTTACATTCTCCATTGTTTTAAAGGGGTGACCTTCAATTAGTTTTTTCTTCTTAAAATCTATTTTCAAGAGGATATCCGGTTCGATGGCTTCGGCTCCATCAAAATGTCTACTTGAAATGTTCAAATCCTTATCAAAATACATAGTCGAATGTTGATTTCGAAATAAAATTAAATCTTTCTTATATTCGTTACAATATAACCCAGCCAAAGATCCCTGAATGTTTTTTGGATATCCTTCTTTGATCATATCCAAAAGAAGTAGATATGTGTCCCACTTGAAATAATGATTATATGATCCAATCTCAAGTTTTTTCTGGAGACGTTCGACTTCATCCCAAGTTAAACTACCGTTATTCCATAAAATGTGACTACCTTTGTCGGCAGGTTGCACAGAATTTATATTTTTCCATTCACCGGTCTGATGGTGAACCACACAATAAAAACCTTTTTCAATTTTAATATCGTCGTAATTGATTGAACCCAAACTACGACGCAAAGAAAAGAAATACTGACCTTTTACATCATAGTAGGAAAGAGAGTGCGAACAAGGCGAAGAAAACTGACTTGCTTTGCACAATTCGATTAGCTTTTCTTCCGAGAAGGAACCAACAATCGAATACATTTATTTATGCCTCTTTCAAACCGCCCACCACCATAATCCGAATTTTTTTGTTTCATTCTTGATCATTTCGTCTCGGGCTTTAATGTATTTCAAATAATTCTGAAAGCTAGCATGTGGATAACTTTCTTTTCGATAAGCTTCCAGTATATCTACAAAGTCATCCCAATTTTCCGAATTGGCGTTCATCTGAATCCAACTCTCCGTTGCTCAACTTTCATATGCGGATTGAAAATTTCCGCCAATGTATATTCTTTCTGTGTTTGTACAAGGGGAATATTTGCAGCCGCGCAAGCACGAATAGCTTCATCCTGTGTCAAATTACGGAATTCCAGGAACTTGAAACAACGACCGGGACGGATCACCGCATCATCGATTTGGGTAAAATCGCTGATATTGGTGGAAAAAATGATCTTCTTTTTGGGTATTTTGATCAAACCTTCCGATACGTTCAAAATTTTAGCAAGTCCTTCGTTACCATGTTTCTCGCGAGATCGTAGCATCAAATCTGCATCTTCAAATACAAGCAGATCATATTCACCCGTCATAAATTCCACAAACAGAGCATCCGACTTAATAAGATCATCCTCGTAAGTCACGATGGCACGCATCTTATGTTTGAAGAGAATATTGCGAATGAAAGAAGTCTTGCCTGTACCAGGGTCACCCGACAACAACAAAATCGGAACATCCGATTTAATATAATCATCCACTAGATTTTCTTGAATCCATGGAAAAAACTCCGGATGATAGGGCTTTTGATTATCCAGAATAAAACGATCCTTCCGGATTTCACCGTCTTGCTTATAATACCACGTGATTTTAGGATAATCGTTTGGATATTTATTTTTGAAATTTGTTTTTATATATTTAAGTGTTTCTTCGGAACCCCATCCATGCAAAGAGAATTCCTTAACTTTTCCTCTGAAGGTTCGATCCAGATAAAAATAACTATCATTTCCATTCCGGATTTCCATACAAAAATTAGCTTCCTGTCGAGAAATAGCTGATGGCAACAACAACTTAATAAAATTAGCAATTTCCTTCAATTTTTCTTCAGTACGAAATGTTAAAAGAAAATAATCAACATTTCCAGTGCGCACGCCGAAAAATTCCGTGCGCCAAAACGTTTGTTCATTATATATTTCTTTTTTATATTGAAAGCTAATTGGTAGGTTCGTCATGCTCTTTCACCTTTCAGAAAAACCTTTTGAATTTTTTGTAATTTACTAAGGCTAAGCGGGGAGGTAACAACACGACCATACAAATTATGCAAAGTATGGTTTGCATTTACTGATTCTTCAAAGGAATAACGTTTTCCTGTAACCATCAACGACTGTCCCTTGGGACGCGTATGAATTACGTTTGTTGGGCTGATGTTTACGATCTTCTGCCCGTCGATGTACAAATCTGTAAATCGCATAACCAAACGCAGATTAAAACAAAACTGTTTCCATTGTCGAAGTGTAATCACGTAGCATTTCCATAGAAATAATTCCAGGCAAATTCAGTTGCTTGCTGAAATGTTTCCACGCCCGTATAAGAAAATACCTTTTGGGCATGATAATGAATCCACGGCGACACCAGAACATCCGGGTCAGCCATGACGATATTCAACTTTCCCCACTGATGAGCCAGCAACAACTCCATGGACGAACCAGAGGAAGGTTTCACATAGCGATAAAATAAAACCTGGGACGACGAAATATCGATCTTATCGTATTCCACAATCTGCTTCTCGATATCTCGTGTGAATTCATCGCCGCGACCAGTGAGGGACTTGTCGTATTTTCTATAATCCCTCTTCATGGGGTTCATGAATTCAAACCGATGAGTTCCATTTGAAAATGTGAGATTATCAATCATATAATCACGCCAATCGTTGCATTCGGCATCACTCAAACCCTGGATACCACCACAAAGATAAGCGCGAAGAGGCAATCGAACTTTAAATAAATTCTTCTTCTTTTCTTTCTTCGTATCAACTACTAAAGAAGCATATTCCAGATCATTTAAACCAGCATGACTCATAATTACTTTTCCTTCAATTTATACAAATCCAATTCTGTATAAGGCATTTTTGCCTCGGGATATTTCTTGGCAATTTCCTTAACCTTATCCGAAAGGTCCACAAGAAACGGCCCGAATTCACCCTGCACTGCCTTGGGTGGACGATCATCAACCCACTTGGCCTGGATCATCGCATCACGCAGCACGGTAAGGGTAGCAATCGCCTTTGTGACGTGTGATATCCCGCTATCCGGGTCTAAATCTTCGCCTTCCCACCAAGCCGTCGCATGACGTAAAAGAGCATCAAAATAAACCGAAGCTCTAACCCCAATTTCGCGGTAGTTATGGCGCGAATATTTAACAGCACCTTCCAACATTGCCACACCCAATTCCGCCATTACGGTCATTGGGATTGTGGAAAACGGAGCCTTCATGACTCCGATTGAATCTTTTGGATTTGATTGTTTAATTTTATCTATACTACTCATTTATGTCAAGCCTTCGCATATTTTAACAAATGTAGAGACGCATAATTATGACCGAGTTTTTCGGCTTTCTTCAACGCACGAGCCAAAACCAAACGAGAAACATTTGAAAAAAATAAACCACCGTCCAAATGTTCTGTTTCATGCTGAAAAATTCTGGCGGTCATACCAGTAAACATCTGCGTCTTAATGTCGCCGGTCACATCCGCATAGCGCACGCGAACATGTTGCGGTCGTGAAATCTTCAAAACAATTCCTGGCCACGATAAACAACCTTCCTCTAACTCAACATGCTCTGTAGACGGCATAACGATCCGTGGGTTGAATACAATAATATCCTGCGGCGATGCAGGCATGATAAAAGCACGCCACGGGTAACCAATCTGATTGGCTGCTAGACCCAATCCATTATGTTCCCAGGATTTAGTTTTCAGTTCATCCAACAACTCGAATGGATTCATCGGAGGATTCTGAAAATCGAAAACCTCACACGGTCTCGTCAGCGCTTCCAGATTCTTGGTAATTAGGTTGCCCATTCCACATTCCTCTTGGCCAAAACGTACATTTGTATGGCTCATATTGAATTTTATCAAACAAATACCAACAACAATTTTCTTTGCCGGTCATCTTCGAATCCGGTATCCATTTTACTCGACCAACCGACACAATGGCATGACAAAACAACAAATGTTCATAGGCTTGCTTTGTGTGCATCCAATCCGCATCTAGCAGAAGCCAAACAGGCATCTGACGACGCAAATTAGTAATCATCGGATGAAGTATTTTTCGATCCCAAGGTGGATTGGTGATGAAACATAAAGGCTGCAAGGTCCAAATCATTCCCTTAAAATCAAACGTCGTTGCATCAAATTCTGAGTTAAAACGAATATCAGTCGCCGCCACACATTCATGACCAGCAGATTCCAAATGCTTGATTAAATCACCGTCACCACAACAAGGTTCAATGAACTTAGTTCTACGTAGAAATGGTAAAAGAGGTTTAACTGCCTCGAAAGGTGTGGGGTAGTTATCCTTTTCTCGTCGCTCAAAATTAGATCGTTTTCCCATTTCATTCTCTAGGTTCAATGGACCATTTACCTTCGTCCCATCGTGGATCTCTTATACTTCCATCCCACTCACTTTGAATTACAGGAAACCATTCAGTATCTGGTTTATAAGGATCTTTCAAAAAATATTTTATTACTTTTTCTCTTCTTTCGCTTCCATATCTTTCAACTAATTCAAAAGCATCATATTCATATTTGTCTTCATATCTGGGTACCCATTTATAATACGTAAAACCCAAAGTATTTAAATCTAATATTTCTAAATTAGAATTCAAGCCGTGACGTTGACCACGTAAAACTTCTTTGGCATCATTTTCATCTTTATAATATCCAGCGAAAGAATCTTGAATACCGGTTTCACTATAGTCATCATAGATAAAAGCTAAAACTTTACCCATCAAAATTTCTTTCCATGTTTACCTTCGCGATGTTCATAGGTATGATCCGCGCGCTTTGCGTTATATTCATTTTTCTCGATCATCGCACCTGAAATATCAAGCCCAAAAGCACCTGCATAATCAAAGATACGAATGAGAGCATCAACAAGCTCTACCTCTTCCGCCTTACGGTGAGGAAGTTTTTCATCGGGCATATCCTTACGCACACCCTCAAGGACTTCTGAAATTTCAGAATGAATCAAAGCAAGCAACTCACCCTTATTGCGGTCCAGCTTAACGCCGTCTTTGGTATACCACCACTTTTTGTTACGTTCGTGGGCTAGTCGAGCCATACTATTCAAATAGCTCCATATACGGTTTTCAGGGTCCATAGGACGCGTACAATACTTAAATTGATTATCCATATTCACTTAAATTGATTATCCATATTCCAAACTCCTTCACTTCGTTTATCAAAATCGGAAGAATGCACGACAACATTCTTGTTAAATTTGGTTAAATTTGTCATAGAAACTTTTAATTCACCTCTATCATTTGAGAAAAATTCTTTACCATATCAAATCGAATTACCTTATCAAACTTGTCCAGGAACTGTTCCTTGTGAGAGATAATAAAAACATTCTGATTTTTTGTCAATGTCTGAAGTATTTTGATGAATTCATCTACACCTTCACCATCCAAAGAACGATCCAAGATTTCATCGTAGACCAACAAATTACAATGCATCGAATTACGCATCTTAGCCAGAGCACGCCATGCCATCAGCACGGCAAGGTCGATGCGTAGTTTCTGACCTTCAGAAAACGAGTTGTAGGAGAAGATATCCCGGCCCCGTGATTTAATGGTTTCATTAAATGTTTCGTCCAAATAAAACTCGCAGAAGAAATCCAAGGCTGCCAGATATTTGTTTATCAACTGGTTGATAACAGGAATGTACTGTTTCACAATCTTAGCCTTGATCCCATTGTCTTTCAGAAGGATAGCAGCCAGTTTCATGACTTCCTTCTGATCCATGGTTTCTCCAAATTTTTGTTCAATTTCCCCCTTCAGAGACAAAAGTTTGGCGATCTTAGCCTGCATATCCTCTTCGTTGTTAATAGTTTTTTCTGTGCTTTTAATTTCTTCCTGAGTATCTTCAATGCTTTCGGTCAAGTGTCTGATCTTGGCCTTGTGCACCGAAATTTGCATCTTGTTTTCTTGAATCGCTTCACTGATTTCTTTTATCTCGGCAAGACGCCCATTAATTTTTTGTAATTCGGCTTCTAGCGTCTGCAAACCATCCATGTTCTTACCGATGGTTTCATTTCGATCCTTGATCATTTCAGCCTTGAAATGTGGATCGATATCCTGCTCACAGGTAGGACAAGTTTGATTCTTTTCAAAAAATTTGATATCTTTATTCAGGTCTTTGATCTTGGAATTCAATTTTACCCGGAACTGCTTCAACTTTTCGTCTTTCTCTTCAACCGAAAGTTTATCTGCAATTTGTTCCTGTAACGTGGATATCGTGTTATTAAAATTATCTATTTGTGCCTGGGTCGCTTCAATTTCTTTCCGATGATCTTGAATGTCTTTCTGCTTTTCAGCAATCAACGTCTCATTAATCTGACGCAAATTTTCCATATGAGATTTGGTTAATTCAATCTTTCCTTCGATTGAATTTTTTTCACTCTCGATATGGAAAATTTCCTTTTCTGTTTCCTTCTTCATGTCATCCAGCAAAGAATTCATCACCGTGAAGACTTGCTGGTCCAGCAAATCCTCAACAATTTGACGACGGTCGGCCGCTGCCAATTGCATGAAAGGTGTATAAGAAGCAGCACCCAGAATCACCACGGACTTAAAGGTCTTCAGATTAGTATGCAGAATATGATCTTCAATGAATTTTTGCTGATCAATTTTGGAGGCATCCTGAGACAACAACTCCCCGTTCTTAAGAATTTCCAGGGTCTTAGGCGTCGCTGACTTCGGATTCAACCCACGACGGATCAAATACTCCACATTGTTATGGGAGAATTCCACTTCCACCATCATGTCACGTTTCAAGATCGAATTGACCAACTGTGGAATGTTGATGTTTCTGAACGGACGACCAAACAACCCAAACGTCAACGCGTCGATAAAGGTACTCTTACCGGTACCGTTCTTACCAACAATCAGCACATTTTTATGTGCCGTCAGATCGAATTCTATCCAAGCGTTACCAGATGAAAGAAAGTTCTTGTAGCGCAATTTTTTAAGAAGTAACAAATCTAATCAACTCCCAATTTCAATGCATCATGATATAAACTAGTCATGAATACGTCAAGTTTTTGTTTCTGCTCTTCTGGAACTTTAGTTGTTTCAATCACCTTCTTCATGAATGTAAGAGTATCTTCTGCGCCATCCACCAACGGTTCGGCTCCAACTTCGATATTATAATGATCTTCAATTACCTGAAAATTCAATACCCCCATCGATTCCAATCGACTAATGAAACAATCAAACCATAAACTATTTTTTCGATTCTTTACGATGACTTTGACCACCGTATTTTTCAATGACGAATCAATTGTCTCCATGAGAGGGTCGAGAGTTGTTTCCACGTCATCGTAAAAGATTTTGCGGAACATTCGGTACGGATTAGCAATGAAATGAATTTCTTTGGTATCTGTATCAAAAATATGAAACCCACGAGGATCATTATAGTCAGACCAATCAAATTCTGCAAAAGCTCCAAGGTAATGAATATTACCCGCAGAAGATTTATGATGATAATGTCCCGAATAAACAGCATCAAATTTTTGATATAATTTACTGTCAACCCCTCCATGATTCGGTAAACCCTTGTACATCTGAAAACCAGCGAGTTCAAGATGTCCCATAACAATTGTAGCATCTGTTTCCTGAATTAATTTATAGGTATTTTCTGAGTTTTCATCGCATACCCACGGTACGAATAAAATTTTTAAACCATCAAATACAACTTCAGTGGCATTCTTGTATATTTTAAAATCTTCATTCAATCCCAATTCGTATATAGAAACGACATCAAGATTGTTACGATAGAAAATATCATGATTACCCAGAAGAAGATGAAAATCATAGCCGCTGAGTTTCTGAATGAAGTCAGTACGGATACGCTGCAAAGTGAGAAAGTTAATATATTTACGACGATCAAATAGATCACCAAGATGGATAATGGTATCAATATTTTCTTCCTCAAGTGTTGGAAAAAATACGTCGTCCAAGAATTTCTTGGCATTAAACAAAAACGGAATACTATCTTGTCTAACACCCCAATGAGTATCAGTAATTAAAGCAATCTTCACTGCTATACCTTCTTAACATACTGCACAACACAGCTATCATCTGCCCCAAGCGATGGAGAAACAAAAATATTCTGAGGAAGACGATCCGAACCAATGTCTCCCGAATATCCACAAATGAACATAGCACCAGATTTTTCATAAAAATGCTGAGCAACGGCCATAATGGTCTTGGAAATTTTCTCCCTCTCAACTTCGCTAAGAGGTTCACCATCACGAATCTTTCGTGCGACTTCTTCTATGGGAGAACGTTTATTCATAGAACTTCCTCATGCATGAACAGATAATCTTGCTGCATAATCGTCCATTTTTTCTTGTTCAATTTCTCGCCAAGTTATACCAGCTTCCTCGCACATCATTCGAGAAATCTTAATAGAGTCTTCCCACCGCTTCACTCGTTCTATTTCTTCGACTGTATCCATCTTAGGTTTGTAACCAACAACTTCTGCAATTCCAGAAGCTATTGCTTCACCTGCGCAATCAGAGCAGACAGGAGGAAAAGAAAAAACAGGGTATACATAAAGGGACGCGCCTCTGGCCATACCCACGATATTAGCCTTACGAATTGCGTTTCTCTCTGCATGACCAGCACGAATGATTTCATATTTCAGGTTCCGATCTTCATAGCGTTCAATCAAATCTCGAACACCTTTGGGAAAGGCATTATAACCAATGAATTCTTGTTGATGTTCCCAGTTCACTACCACTGCGCCAACCTTTGTGGATGGATCTTTGGATAGTCGCGAAACATATTCAGCTAAATTAAGATAAAAACGATCCCATTTTTCAGATTGTTTTATCATCTAGCAAACCTATTAAAGATAACATCAACTTGTCATAGCAATGAGTATGATGTACTTTTGCATTCTCTACAGCAAAATCATAATTTTGATGTAACCATAAATTATAAATATGATTCAATTCAATTTTAGCAGAAATAAATTGATCTAAGACAAGAAGAAAATTTTGAATTTTTTCGGATTGTTTCATGGGTTTCTTTTATCTTTCAATGGAAAGAGTTCAATAAGTTTATCTCTGAGAGCCAATGTCAAGAAAATCGATATTTTACCTGCATAAAAACAAAGAAAAAATCCAATCAATAATGGAACTGCAATAGGCCAAATAAACAAAATAGTTCCTATTGAAACCAAATCAACATATGCACGATAATCTGTTGTGCTAATATGATAGCAAAGAAAACCATTAACGACAATAGACGCAAACCACCCAATCAACAAATAAGCAAGGATGCCGCCTATAATATTCATTTTCTATCTTTCTTTGGTAAATTCTTGACACGATATAGAACACGCTGAATATAAGCCTCAGTTGCTTCCAGTCGCTGGATATAAGTTTCGCGATGATGTTCCGCGAGATTTTCCATGGTTGCCTTCTCTCCCAAATCAATTATAGGAAGTGGCACTAAATGTTCATCCTTCATATTCTTCCTCTTCATAAGTCACATTCGGGTTCTGCACTTCACGATCAACCCAATAATAAGAAATCTCTCCGTCTCGTCTTACTCGTACAGATGGCAAAGGACCGGTATCCGGATAGAAATCGAAGTTCAAGCGAATTCCCACACGACGCCAAAAATTCACCGCCAAACCTTCTTCTGGTCTAAGCTTGCGAAACTCACGATACTCTTCATTAGTCAGTTTCATTATATACTGCTCCTATCAATTGCCGAAATTCACGCTTGACATCCTTGCGTCCAATTCCATAAAGACTCTGTAAAGCACGGATCATATTTTCTCTATCCGCCAAATTCTTTGGTTTGAAACGATAACCAGCCACATAGAAATCCAAGGGATGGTGTAATTCATCGTAAACCCATTCAGGGTGCGAATCTTTACTCATTTCTTTGCATCTTTCTGTTTTTTAAGCTTCTCTTCGAATTCCTGAATCACAAGATTCTGATACTCGTTATCTACAACATCACCGCCGAATTCTGTATCGGATATCTGTTCGAATAGATGCAACCTCTGAAAGTTTTTATGTTTAGTGTAATTTTGTTTCTTTTCGTCTGCGATTCTCTGCAAAAAAGCACGCCAAGCCACCGTCGAAAAATATCCAAATGCGTTGGGATAGTTCGGATTAAACTTACTCACCGCTGCCGTACAATGAAGAATCCCGTCCGCAACCATATCCTGAAGAAATGTATACGAGGAAAAGTTAGGTCGAGATGCAATTTTCTCATTAATTAAAATTATACAATGTCCGATATATTCAGAGATTACCGGGTCTTCGCCCCGTGCTCGCGCTTCATGAAACTTAAGAAGCTCGGTGTATAATCTCTTGGGATTTATGTAATAATTTTTTGGTTGTTCTTCAGTTGGCATTCTTTTTATTTGTTGGTTTAAACGAAGCTAATATATCATTAAGTGTTTCTTCTGTCAAATCTTCTCCCGAAAGATTATGAATTTCCAAATCTGACACGCCACCTCCACCTTCCTTAATTTCCTTTTCAGTCAGAAGAGATTTTTCCATACGGTCATTTGTCTTCTGCAAGACAAAACTCATCGACTTTGCAAATTCTGTATAATATCTATCCCAATTTTGATAGAGTTTTTCAAATTCAGGAAGGATGTCCTGCGGACCAAATAGAATATGATGACGAGGAATATTCACCACATCCTCTAATGTATAGGGCGAAACCCTGGCAAAATACAAATCCAGTTGTGGTAAGTCAACTAGTCGCATCGGTTTATCAATAATTACAGTTTCATTGAGAGTTCTCATTTCACCAACAATCTCAACTCCGGTAAGCAATTTAATTAATTGTAATTTAGCCACTAATATTCCCTCCAAGTTTTACCTTATACATTTTATAGGGAATTCCTTCCCTGGCATACAATTCAATGCGTTCGTCAAAATGTTTCAGGGTGTGATTACGCCACTTCTTCCAGGACAAATCATCCCCGATATCATACCAAGTGCATTCAGTTTTGGTGTCGGATTTACGACTACCTCGGCCAAGTGACTGCTTGGTTTTAATTTTAGTGCGATAGGAATGCGTGGATATGATATAACGCAAATTCGGAATATTGACGCCTTCCGAAAACGTCCCGGTACTCGCAATCACTATCGCATTATTCTCTTCGTTCACAATCTGTGAAATACGGTTACGTTCTTCACCTTTGACTTCCCCATGAATGAAATAGATGGGTCTATCAGTCTTGGCAGATATAAGTTTATGAAGAACTTCGCCGTGACTTTCAACAAAACGATATAAAACAAGTGTATTACCATTCAGAGATAAAGTCAAGTTTGTTATGAAGCGGTTACGCGCTACACTATGAATCAAATATTTAACTTCATCCTCAATTTTGGATTTCTTCAGCGTTTCACGAATGTCTTCGGGGTGTTCCAGCAAGATACAGATAGCATCCATCTGTGCCAGAACTTTACGTTCCATCAAAGTTTCCAACGAAACTATTTTGGTTAATGGACCAAACAAACCCTGAAGAACCATTTTATGGGTCTTGGAACCATCATCCAAAGAACCGGTCACACCCACACGTTTTTCGCAGCCAACCAGTTTTTCCAGGATCGTCACCAATGACTTGGCTTCGTAATGATGAACCTCATCACCCAGAAATAAACCAAACGGTTTAAACCATTCCACGGGTAATTTATAGATCGACTGCCATGTACTGATTGTAATCTGCGCGTTCTTATTCTTATCCTGACCCGAATAAATTCGGTGAAGAAACTCTTCCGGACAACCATAGGACAGGAAATCCTTGTAGAGTTGATCAACGAGTCCCGTGTTAGTCGTCGTCAGCAGCGTTCTACAGTTGTGATATCTCGCAATCAGATAAAGGATAAGTGATTTACCCGATCCCGTCGCGCTCTCTTCGATAAGACGACCTTTTCTCACTGCCTCAACAAAAGCATGAACCTGATAATCTCGATCCGGTTTTAGAGGATCGTATTTTTCCGGAATATTCAACGTCTTGATAAATTCGCGACCTTCGAATTCAGAAAATTCAGTATGAGAACTATCTATCTTCCAATCCACTGTGTAGTTATACTTCTCGGCAAATTTCTGAACCAACGGGCGCAAACCACAGTATAAAGTTTTCCTGAATGCCGAATAGGGACGAATATATCCATCCCAGAACTTCATCTTGAATTTCGGGCTGAATTGGTATCCCTTCGGACGAAACTTGAAGTATTCTTCTAGCTCTACGGCAATGCTTGGTTCGGATAAAATTTTATCAAACGTCGCGTTGCAAGGAGCAACGACTATATCAATCATCAATTTCTTTCAATCACTTGCCATTTTATATCTTGAGGATCAAACCATGCTTTGATCATATCAATAACATTTTCAGCATCAAAATCAGAACAAGAAAATACATCCAAATAAAACGATTTCCGAATCGCGTCTTCGTGAAACGTGATCGAAGAAGTAGTAATCATTTGAATAGCTGAAATGCCTTTGTTATTTTCCTCGTCCATTTCATCGATCACAAGAGGACCCAATTTTTTCATTTTCAATAAAAATATCAAACCGTCAATGAATCTAGCAATATGCTCCTTAGTCCACCTTCGCGAATAATTTTTACAGTCCACCAGAAGATGTTTGCCCCATGGACCGGTGCCGTCAACCATTTTCATCCGTTACCTGCCTTAAATTTAACCCATTCAATTGAATTACGAATCTGCCATTGGCGGTCATTTATCTGTTTCAAAATTGAAACCAGGGTTTCCACCTTGGTTTCCGTATAACCAATTTTTTGTTCTATTTCCAAAATATCCGGATCACCGTCCAGATAGGTTGGAATATCGCCTTTTAAAATCTGTCCCGAAGGTGGAAATTTCCAACCCCGTGTATCGTCTTTAAACGGCCCTGTGGTGAGCCATTCCCATTTCTCGAAGCGTAGTCGCTTCTTTTGTTTAAGAAGCTGTACGAGGCTTAAACGGGCGGCAATCAACTCTTTAAGGTATTTGGAATGTACAGAAGCGGTTTTTGCTGATTCCAAACCCAATTCTGTGGGGTCTATCCGGGAATCAATGGACCATTCATTCTGTATTTCTTCCAAATTCATCAATTCATACTAATAAGTTGAAGAATTTATGTCAACTAGACTTCTACTTTGGTGGGTGTGGTGATCTCAACCGGTGCATTAACCACGGAAATCTTGTATGGACCGGAAAAATAGAACTTAACGGTCGCCGGAAGAAAATCCACCTCGGTTCCGGTGGAATCAAATTCCAAATCTGATAAGAAAAATGGCCAGCACCAGTCAAAAACGACCTCGATGTTTGCCTGTCGAGAGGCGTTGAGGATCATCAGAGTAATTGTGGATTCAAGTCCTTCGCCGGTCCATTCCGGGTTCTTAGCGAGTGCGGCATACTGATCAAGATCAAATGGATGACCCAAACCATCGATCCAATCAGCAATTTCCAAATAGTTATCAAGAGTTTCGTTGACTTTAAACTGAACCACCAACTCGTTGTAATAAACGCGGTTTCCGGGTTTCCAAATCTGACCAAGCGGATTGGGTTGCTGAATACCGTCGATCTGCTTACCCGGCACATTAAATTTCTGCACAAAATAGCTCACATTCGGCGCCCGTTTCAACAACATGCGGAAATTAATTTGTGATAGAAAATCCCGATTAGTGGGATTGTTTTGAAGAAAACTCGCCATAAAATTTACCGTTTTGAAACTTGACACCTTCTCTGAATGGAATTATGTTGATTTGACTAATAGTTGCGTCTAATTCTCGTCTCCAAAAATCCAGGAATTTTTTAATCCTGGGGATTTCCGGAACGACATCCTCTGTCTGCCAGTAAAACGACTGCAAGAGCAGCGACCGTTTCGGGTAGTAGAGAATATCGACGCCAACCGTACACTTAATCAGCATTTTCTTATTTATAATAAATAAGTGAAACAGGAGGTTTGATGGATACGCCGACAAACAACATTTCAACCGAAGAGATCGTTCTCGTTGATGATTTGGGTTTGCGTTACATTGAAATCGCAGAAGAAGAATTTCAAAAATATCGTGAAAAAGCCATGGATGCCGGGGGAGACGTATCGGAACTGGATGATTTGTTGGAGAAAGCCCAAATCTATCGCGAAGCCGACATGAATCCAATTTTCATGCACGATATTGAGGAAACACATTTCCGTCTGGGTTGTCTAGAAACTTTTGGAAAGAGATTACATTGATACATTTTATCACCTTAACCCTAAGTCAGTCCGAAACATCTATCACTACTCATATTCGTGCGGACAGCATCCAGCGTATTACGCCCTTTCAAACGGGTTCATATATACTGCTAGATGGTGCTTCCGCTCAATTTCATGTCAAAGAAAATCCAGAGGAAGTATTTAAAAAGATATGTTCGAAACCGCAATAGTGATGTTGCTTGTTGCAGGTTTTGTTTTGGTTCCCCTTATTATCGTAATTCTCGGAAGTTCCAATGATACATTTGATTCGGATTGAAGCACCGCATTTTACTGCGGGTGCCACCGTCGAACGAAATATTTTGGTAATATGTGCACCGATCATTAAATACATGTCCGGTTGGACGGTAAATAAAGCAGTTAACTACTGTAATCAAAAGGGCTGGTCCTATAAATTTTTTGAGAATTAAATGAGTGAAAAGAAAGTTTTAGTTTTATTTTTTATGGGGCAAGGCGGATACCTCTTTTCGATGGGTATCCCAGTGATGGCGCGCAAAGTCGCATCCTTGTCACCTCGTGTTATCACCAAGGTCTATCGCTATGTAGATTTTGATCCAGCAGCCAAAGATATCCAGAACTTTCGCAAGCTCGGATATAAAATTGTTTTGGTTGGATATTCACTGGGAAATACGACGACCACTCTTCTCCAAGAGACATACGATGTGGACACGTTGATTGCAATAGCTGAATCCCAGCTTGCTGGTCAAAATAATCATCGAATTGAACATAAACACACAAAACGTTCCATCCTATTTTATAGCAATGCCGATGCACTTTCTTCGGCTGGACTAAATTCAGGATTTGACATTGAAATTAAAACAGGTTATACACACCTGTTATTCCCGTGGGCAACCACGGTTGTAAATAGAGTAATCGAGGAAGTAAGAAAGTTGCTTTGATGAACTTAATCTTGAGGCGGGATTTCTGCTTGTAGATTTTGAGGCAAAGTGACGGATGTATGGCTGAATATTGTTGTCATATTTTATCGGGAAAGAATCATTCCAGGGAATAATCTCTATTGAGTTTGACTTTCCATTTGTCACATAAGTTATCACAGGTAAAGATTGGGCAGTTATAACCTCCTAAAGCAAGCAAGTAGGCGTAAGGAGCAACCCCCTGCCTCTACCCCGATGATACTAGGGGAGAATAACCAGACCAAAGCATATCCTTTAAGAATATAGGAAAAGTCATCCTAATTCTTAAATCTTTTAAAAAGATGCCTGGAGTAGTTTCCTTCAGGAGGTAGGCGGCTTGGTGAACCGATAGAAAGATAGGTTTTATCAAAAAACTGATTCTTTCACTCACAGTCTGGATTTCTTGATCTTTAAGGATTGATGGTTCCCTTTTCTTCAATTCTTAGATATCAAATAAACAATCATGTATCTGCCTTAAAAACTCTGATATACTTTTATCATCCTTGTCTAACAGGACACAGTCAGATGGATGGTAGGTAGGGCAGCGGGGTTGGGTTATCTATGGGATAATGATATGATATACTTTATAACAGATGATTTGATGGTTAAGATTGGGTATTCAGTAAATCCTGAAGCAAGACTGAAGGAACTACAAACTGGAAATCCAAGGAAACTATCTTTGATTGGAACCACCAAAGGTTCCCCTCAAATGGAAAAGAATGTCCATAAATTTCTGAAGCGGTATAAGCATCGAGGCGAGTGGTATCCACATTCCCAAAAAATCTCTTTATTCATCGAGTACGCAATAAGTAATGGCGTCAATGAAGCTATTGAATTTACGGTGATTAAGTGGGATAAGAAGAAAGGTAAGGAAGCACAGAAACGTCTCTCTACTAAACTCGCTGAGATAAATTCCAAACCTGAGAAGAAGATGGGTGAATGGTTGGAACAGAATTATGCGCCAGCAAAACGGCCAATTGGCTGAATATATTAAAAACTTTTATGGGACATGTTCCATGAAGGAAAAATGTACTTGTCTAAAAATCGGTCCTTGGTTAGGATCAGGATGCATTAACTGGAATCCAGTGAAGGTTTCATCTTATGATGAATTAATAGACATAAAAAATTTGGAAAATAAATGAACGATTATTTTTACACAAATGTTTATCTATCAAAAGATAAAATATTTTGTAGAGGATATGCAAAAGGCGAACGATTTCAGGATGAGCTAGATTACAAACCTTATCTATTCATCAAAGGAAAGAGTCCGGAAGACTGGCATACACTGGATGGTGAATGTCTTGAAAAACTTCATTTTAAAAATGTTGATACAGCCAAGAAATATGCATTGAATCATGAGGTTTTTGGAAATCAAGATTTTGTCTATCAGTATATCAACGATGAATTTCCAGGAGTAGTCGAATTCGATCCCTCTCTCATTTCAGTGGTTACAGTTGATATCGAAGTAATAGCCACAAAGGGATTCCCGGACACGAAGAAGGCTGAATGGCCTATCTCAGCAATCACCATGACTCGCGGCGGGAAGGTGTTTGTTCTGGGTTTAAAACCTTACAGAAACAAGGAATCCAAGGCGAACTACATTCAGTGTCGAAATGAGACTTCCATGTTGGAGGCTTTTATAGACACATGGAAGAAACTCGACCCCGACATTGTCACTGGTTGGAACATCGAAAAATTTGACATTCCTTATCTCATAAATCGGATTGGAAACCTGCTGGGTGTTAGTGCTATCAAACGTTTATCTCCATTCCGCAGTGTCTGGGAACAGGAAGTCGAAACAAACAAAGACAAGTATTATCAATATCATATTCGAGGTGTATCAATCATTGATTACCTTCCGCTTTATAAGAAATTCAAACTAGGAAACGAAGAATCTTATTCTCTCAATCACATCGCAAAGGTTGAAATAGGAGAAGAAAAAATTGATTACTCAGAACATGGTACGCTCAATGATCTTTATGAGAGCGATCATGATCTCTACATTGATTACAACATTTACGATTGCGTTCTGGTCGATAAAATCAACAAGAAACTAAATTACATCGGTCAGGCAGTTCAGATGGCATACAACGCCAAAGTGAACTACAACGACGTATTTGGGACCGTGAAACCATGGGATATTATGATCACCAACTACTTGTTGGATCGTAAGATGGTGGTTCCGCAGCCCAGTAAAAACGAACCTACTCGTCGTATTGCAGGTGGTTTTGTGAAAGAGCCACAGGCTGGATTTCATAAATGGGTTGTCACTATTGATTTGGTGTCGATGTACCCGCACATCATCATGGGTTGCAACATTTCACCCGAGAAAATCATTTCTTATCATAAGACGGAAGTTCATGATTTGTTGAAAGGAATACCAGAAGATATTGCAAAACTTGCACAAGAAAAGAATGTGGTTTTAACGCCCACTGTTTATTATGATCGAAAGAATCAAGGTTTCTTTCCTGCCTTGATGGAAAAACTTTTTACACAAAGAGCAGAAGCCAAAGTCAAGCTAAAGGAAGCCAAGAAAAATAACGACGAATATCTCATTGCCAAACTTGACAATTACCAAAATGCGCAGAAAATCCTACTTAACGGGGGATACGGCGCAATGGCGAACGAATACTTCCGTTTTTATGATGAGGATATGGCAGAATCCGTTACGTCCACGGGACAGTATCTGATTCGTTTTATTGAACACAAAATCAACAGGTGGATGAACAATGCGCTTAGTACCGATAACGTCGATTACGTGGTGGCAATCGATACTGACTCGATCCATCTTACACTTGATGCACTTGTCACTAAACTCGGCCTTGATGGCAGCGACAGAACAAAGATTGTTTCAACCATCGACAAAATCTTTAAAGAGAAGATACTTCCTCTTACGGGGACGTGGTGCACTGAATTTAGCACTGGTATTAATGCGGTTGCGCAAAAATTTAAATTCAATCGCGAGGTAATCGCGGATAAGGCCATTTGGCGCGCGGCCAAGATGTACATCATGAATGTCATTGATGACGAAGGAATGTATCAGGACCCGCCTAAAATTAAAATGAAGGGCATCGAGGCGGTTCGATCATCAACGCCGCTTGCGGTGCGTGCGAAGATTAAACAGACCCTATTTCAGATCATGAATACGGATGAGAAAACTGTGCAGGATGCATGTGCAGCCTATAAACAGGAATTTCTATCATTACCATTTAATGAAATCGCCTCTCCTTCGTCAGTGAAAGGATTGACAAAATATCATCATCCGAGTACAATTTATATTTCGGCTACTCCGATGCATGTTAAGGGTTGTTTGATTTACAATTATTTGCTGCAAAAATATGGATTGGAAAATAAGTATCCGCATATTAATGACGGGGATAAAATTCGTTACTCATATTTGAAAATGCCGAATATCATCCATCAGACTGTGATTGCTGCTTCGGATGAACTTCCCGAAGAATTTGGATTGATGGAGTATATTGATAAGGAACGCCAGTTTGAAAAGGTATTTCAAAAACCAATTGAATCTATTCTTGAAGCAATTCGATGGACTTTTGTGGATCATTCACAGGATTCGATTAGGGGGATATTCGCGGAATTGCAAACATAAGCTTTGCATTTACACTAAAACATATGGATACTGCGCGAATTGCGGAAAGATAATGGTGATTGATGGCTAGCGACGTTGACCTTGGAAATAATGATTTTGGCTTTTCGTTTCATGACAAAACCGATTTAAAACCGGAACCGGTGCAAGATGCAAACGATGTAATTCGAGTTCGTCTTAAAGAAATTTTGGCCTACATCCAACCTCTTTTTGATAATCTCAAGAAAAACCCTGAAAAAGATTACATTTACTGGCCGAATCGTGTGGCCAAAATCGAAGAATTTGAAAGAAAACTTAAGGAGTTTACTAATTGAAAACCGAATCCATTTTAAACGTAGTTAAGGGTATTGATAAGGATTTTGACGAATCGGATATTCCAGCCGGTGGATTTGTTGATACCGGTTCTTATGCATTGAATGCGCTGATTTCCGCGACGATGTATGGAGGAATTTCTGATAACCGGGCTACCATGTTTGCCGGGGAATTTTCCACTGGAAAAACCTATCTCACAATGGGAATAGCGCGTTCCTGGATGGAAAAAACCGGCGACGGTGAACTGTACTGGCTCGACACAGAATTCGCGCTGGATAAGCATATGGTTGCCAAGCGAGATATCGATCCGGCACGTTTCTTCATTCAATATCCCGAGACGATCCAGGATTGTCAAACAAAGCTTTTGAATGTTCTGAAGGGTTATAAAGACCTGAAGGGTCGTCGTCCTTTAATGATTGTGTTGGATTCTCTTGGTAATATGCCAAGCATCAAGGAATTGGAGGATGCTGCGGCAGGAAAAAACGTTCGCGATATGACCAAACAGCAAGTCATTCGCTCGTTGTTTCGTACTGTTATGTTTCTGTTGGGATATAATCAGGTACCCATGATTATTACGAATCACGTATACGATCCGATGGAAGCAAAAGCCAAGGTAGTTTCAGGCGGTGGAGGTGCTAAGTTTAACTGCTCAACGATTATCACTTTGACGAAGGCTCAGCATAAAGATAAAGAAGATGTTGTTGGATCGGTTATCACAGCCAAGACGTTTAAAAGCCGTCTTTCAAAGGAAATACAATCGGTTGAAACCCTACTTGATTTTGGTCGGGGCCTCCATCGTTATTATGGTTTGCTACCTATTGCTGAGAAGCATGGAATTCTCAAAAAACTTTCGACACAATATGAGTTTCCGGATGGTTCCAAACATTATGAAAAACATATCTATGCCAATGCGGAACGTTATTTCACGAAGGAAATCATGGAACGACTGGAAGAAGCGGTGAAAAAAGAATTTTCACTGGGGGGTGAAAGTGCATAGTCCAGAAGCCTACTTGACTCAAATGCTTAAGTACGTTCATGATATGAATGAGGATTGGGGAATTAATACGCACCAACCCAAGGCTATTTTGATGGAAATTAAAGGCGAGTTACATCGCCTGATGCGAATTGCCGTTTCCGAATCATTTGAAGCAGCGGGATATGGACCTTCGGATTATTGATGTCAGAAAAATTTACCGAAAATATGATCCTCAACAATTTGGTTGTTGATGAAGAGTACGCACGTAAAGTTCTTCCGTTTTTGAAAGAGGAATACTTTGAAGATGCAAAGGACCGAGTTGCTTGGAACCTCATTTCTGATTTCTACAACAAATATAACACTGCTCCAACACTTGAATCTTTATTCATCGATCTTTCCAACAAAAGTGGAATTAACGACAGCATCCGGGAAAACGTATCTTCTTTTATCGGAGGAATCAAACGAGAAGACACCAACAAGCAGTGGCTGCTCGATACCACTGAAAGTTTCTGTAAAGATCGGGCGTTCCACAATGGTCTATACCAGTGTATCGCATTAATTGAAAAGAAAGATGCATCCAAGGATTCAGCCGTTAAAATCATGCAAGATGCTCTCGCCGTATCTTTTGATACTCGTGTAGGTCATGAATATTTCGAGGATTACAAGGATCGTTTCGAGTACTATCATAAAGTAGAGGAAAAGATTAAGTTTGATATCGATCTGTTAAATAAGGTAACCCACGGTGGTGCCGAAAAAAAGACCCTGAATATCGTCCAAGGTGGTACAGGTGTCGGAAAGTCGATGATCCTGTGTCATTTCACGGCCAGTTGGTTGCTTGCTGGATATGATGTGATGTATCTGACGGCAGAACTATCCGAAGAAAACGTTTCCAAACGTATTGATGCTAACCTTCTGGATATCCCGATGAACGTCTTACAAGATATCCCTTGGGACAATTACGAAGCGAAAATGAATAAGTTGCGAGCAAAGACGCAGGGTCGTTTGATTGTTCGGGAAATTCCGACTGCCGGATCTAATGTCAATCACTATCGTTTCATCTTGCAGGAAGCACGTCTGAAGAAGAATTTTTCACCCAGAATTATTGTGGTGGATCAATTAAATAATTGCGGGTCGGTGCGTTATAAAGGTGCAGTAAGCATGAATCAATTTCATTTGGTCATGCAATTTGCAACCGAAGAATTGCGTTCTCTGGCTCAAGAATTCGATGCTTCTTTGTGGACTGCTCAACAACTAAACCGAAGTGGTCATGCATCCAATGATCCTGATTTGACCAGTGTGGCGTCTTCTTTTAACTCGGCATGGGCGGCCGATTTTACTTTGGCGGTGGTGTCCACAGAAGAATTGGAACAACTGAATCAATTACTTATGAAGCAAACCGGTAAGAATCGATACAACGATTCACATATGGATGTTCGGTTTGTTGTTGGATTTGATCGCCAGCATATGCGCCTCTATAACGTGGAGCAAGCGGCCCAGGAAAACATCGTGAATGGTCCTACTCAGGACGACGATAAACCGGTTTTGAGCAAGCAAAAATTCGACAAGTCGCTGTTTCATGGTTTCAAATAAATATTTGAATGACCGCATTTCTAATTGAAGAAGACGAATACTGGGGACTCCTGATTGAATCGGGGTCCAAACTACATCATATTGAACATCTGGAAGATTTGGCCCTAACTTCAAGTCCTTCTGGTACTCATTCTATTTTGGATATTCTACACGACCTACATTCACATCTTTCCGGAAAGCAAACCGGACTGAAGATTTCCACCAAATATGATGGTTCGCCTTCGATTATAGCCGGTCGTCATCCGGTCAACGGTAAGTTTTTCGTGGGGACCAAGTCGGTTTTCAATAAAACACCCAAGATCAACTATTCTGCCGAAGATATTAAGAAAAATCACGGTCACTCGCCGCATTTGTCGCATCGTCTTCAACAGGCTCTGGAATTGCTACCAAAAGTCATTCCACATCGCGGCGTGTTTCAAGGTGATCTGATGTACTCTGCTAATGACGTACAGGAAAAAGGTAAACATTTCGAATTTACACCAAACACAATTACCTACAAGGTAGAAAAATCTTCTCCGATGGGACAGTTGGTGCGCCGTTCTAAATTGGGTGTTGTTTTTCATACCAAATACGACGGAACCGATATTCATGATATGTCGGCCTCTCCCATTGAAAATTTTGAAAATTTTAAACACGACCCGGATGTACATATCATCGATCCCAAGATACATGGAAAAATTGATTATACGCCGCAACTTCAGAAGAAACTAGCCGGTCATCTTAAAAAGATTGCGGAACTTAATCATGAAATGTCAATGTCGGAAAAGGGTAAAGGTGAAAACGCCTATACCAAGATTGCAGGACAAGAAGATTCTTTAAAACGATATGTCAATCATTCAGTTCGCGAAAATCGCGATCCTTCAGTTGAAGGATATTTGGTTTTTCTTAAGCAGCAGGAAATCAAGGGAACGGAAAATCTTAAGACCGACTGGTACAAACAACAGAAAAAAGACCACTTTGACACCTTGATGCAACGAGTAGTTGGCGATGCTGATGCGCTTGGATCATTGTTTAAACTACATAAAGAGGTACAGAATGCCAAGACGACAGTGATTAAGGCACTGGCTTCGAATTCTCCGTTTGAGCATAAAATTAATGATAAAAAAACCGGACCAGAAGGTTTTGTGTTAAATCGTCATGGATCACCGATAAAATTGGTTGACAGAGCCGAATTTTCCAAGCACAACTTCGATCTGAATACCAAGGCGAACCCAAGTGATAATCCCATTGTTTTTGCATTCGGGCGCATGAATCCACCAACAAGTGGACACGCAGCACTGGTTTCTGCCGTTCAAAATGCTGCACGTCGTAAAGGTGCCGGTCACTTGGTGGTCATGTCGCACAGTCATGATCCCGATAAGAACCCGCTTGCACCGGAAAAAAAGCTGTCTTATGCCAAGAAAATGTTTCCGGGAACCAATATTGA